ACTGTATGGTTATAGTTGGGACTCTAGTAATCAGCGGAAAGGAAGCGACATGGACAGTCGTAGATTATTCGAACGTCGAGATGAGCTTAAACACGTAATGAAGGAATTACGTAATGAGCTTAAAGACATTGAAGACAAATTGTCAGATAAGTTTTTACCAGCAGCGCGAGATGTCTTGCACTCAAACGGTAAAGACTTTGGCACTGCACAAATTGCGCAAGGCAATCAAAGACTTAAAGTAGTTGTGGGTAAAAAGATCACATGGGATCAGGACAAGCTGCGCGAGACATTAAACACAATGTCTTCAGAAGATGCGGTCCATTACGGCAAGCTGACGTTTGCTGTTGAGGAGCGTAAATTCACAGCGGCTCCCCCAGCTATCAGGGCAGAGCTTGAAGATTGCCGCACTGTTGAAGTGGGCAGAGTAACAGTAGAGGAGTTAGAGCAATGACTCTACAAATCATTACAGCAGATCAGCGTATGGCTGAGAAAAAAGGCCACAAGATCGTGGTATGTGGCGCAAGCGGTGTGGGTAAAACCACACTCGCTCGAACCCTCAATTCATCAACAACATTGTTTATGGACTTAGAGGCGGGTGACGCTGCAATTGAAGGCCACCCTATTGATGTCGTTCGTCCTAGAACATGGGTGGAATGCCGTGATCTTGCGTGCTTCTTAGGTGGAGCAAACCCATCACTGTCTGATGATCAACCATACAGTCAGTCACACTATGACTATGTGGCGCAAATGTATGGCGACACCTCAGAGGTGTGGCAGAAGTACGATACGCTGTTTGTGGACTCTATCACTGTGGCAGGACGTTTGTGCTTTCAGTGGTGCTTACAGCAGCCAGAGGTTCGCTCTGACAGGTCAGGCAAGGTTGATACTCGTGCAGTTTATGGAATGCACGGTCGTGAGATGATGTCATGGCTTACTCATATCCAGCACATTCGATCAAAGAATGTTATTTTTGTTGGTATCTTGGATGAAATCACTGACGATTACGGTCGCAAGCAATATAGCCTTCAGATTGAAGGTGCGAAAACAGGAAGAGAACTGCCCGGTATTGTCGATGAAGTCATTACTATGTCGATCATGTCAGGTGATCACGGTCAGTATAGAGCGTTTGTGTGTCAACCTCTGAATGAATGGGGTTATCCTGCAAAGGATCGCTCTGGAAGATTAGACACTCTTGAAGAGCCACATCTTGGCAAGCTCATTGAAAAGATGAATAGTGGCTCACCATTAACCGACAACGATCTTACGTTTGTCGATCCATCAACTCAGACTTCTAGCGAAGGAGAAGCATAATGTTAAATTTTAATAATGTACCAGTAGATGAAAACCCTCAGAACAAAGAGTTTTCGCTTATTCCAAACGGCACTATTGTGCGTGCAGTGGTAATTGTGCAGCCGGGTGATATCGAAATCCCTGAGTTTGGTCAGGGGCCGTGGTTCAAAAAATCGCAAAGCACATCTGCCAAGTGGATGAATCTTGAGTTTACTATTATTGGTGGTGAGTTTGATCGCCGTAAGTTTTGGCACAGCGTCTTTGTCGATGGTGACAAAATGGGGCCAAGCGGTATGCCTCTTGCAAAAGAGATTGGGCTAAGAACGCTCAAGGCTATCGTGGAAAGTGCGCGTGGGATTGATCCCGCTGACATGTCGCCTCAAGCGCAGCAGAACCGAAACATTAGTAATATGGCAGACTTGAGCACTATGGAGATTTGTGCAAAAGTGGGTATCAAGAAAGGCACCAATGGCTATAATGATAGTAATCAATTATTAGCAGCTATTACGCCGAACAGCAGGGACTTCTTGTCTCATGGCAGCATTCCAATGCCGCCAGCAGCCGCTGTACCTAATGCGGCCCAGCCACAACCAACTGCACAACCTAGCGGTGCAGTACCATCTTGGGCGCAAAAGTAATCTAGCGACAGGGCCGTTCCGCGCCCGCTAGAACACGGATAGGGGGGCCGTGGTCGCTAACCCCCCAACTTACTATTTTAGAAAATAGGAGAAATCACATGCGTCCAACGTATGAGACGAATCAAGATTTGATTAATGAGCAAAATGTAATTTCAGGTTTTTGTAATTACTGGTCGCCGTTACGTTTTGAAAAAATGCCTAAACAATACCACCTTGATTACTGCCTAATGGTTGGTGAAGCAGTCACAGGATTTTGCGAAGTAAAAATTCGAAAGAATACTTACGATAAATACAGGACATATATTCTTTCTTTAGCGAAAGTATCAGCGGCTAAAAACTTACAGGACGCTTGCGGATTATCTAGTGTACTTGTTGTCAAGTGGAAAGACCGAACAGGTTATACATCGTTCAATTATGGTTGGCCTGTACTTGTTGGTGGTCGCATTGATCGTGGAGATTGGCAGGATGTAGAACCTGTTGTCCATATTCCTTTATCTGATTTTAAGTATTTGGATTGAGATATGTTACTAAGACCCTATCAAGAAGTTGCTGTATCTGACGCTTGCAAAGCGTTGGACAAGCACAACAATACATTAGTCGTAGCACCTACAGGCGCAGGGAAAACAATCATGTTATCTGCGCTAGTTGGCAAGCGTCACAAAAGTGGAAAGCGTGTTCTTGTCCTCCAACACAGAGACGAATTGGTTTCCCAGAACAAAGAGAAGTTCGAGCGCGTAAACCCTTTAATCTCTACAAGCATCGTCAACGGCACAGTCAAACACTGGAGCGGTGATGCAGTATTCTCTATGGTTCAAACGATGTCTCGTGATCGTAACCTTAGAGACAGACCCTTATTCGATATGGTGGTCATTGATGAAGGCCACCATGCAGCCGCTCCAACATATACAAAAGTAATAAACGCAGTTCTTGAAGATAACGAACATGCAGAAATTGTTGGATTTACAGCCACACCTAATCGTGGTGATGGAAAAGGATTGCGCGGAGTATTTAACAATTGCGCACATCAAATCGAGTTAGCAACTCTGATCCGCGAAGGGTTCTTGGTTCGTCCTAAAAGCTATGTGATCGACTTGGGCGTGGGTGATCAACTTGATAGAGTCACAAAGCGCGGTAAAGAATATGACATGGAAGAAGTCGCTGCGATTATGGATCGCAGTGTAATAAACGAACGTATTGTAGATGAATGGCAAGAAAAGGCGGGGGATCGAAAGACGGTTGTGTTTTGCTCAACTGTCCTACATGCCGAGCATGTTTGCCAAGCCTTCCAACGTGCGGGTATTCTCGCTGAATTTGTGACAGGAGAAACACCTAAAGAAGATCGCGCTGAAATGCTGCACGATTTAGAGTTTGGTGATTTGCAAGTTGTGGTCAACGTCATGGTTCTGACGGAGGGATTCGATGCTCCGCCTGTATCATGTATAGTTCTTACCCGCCCATGTTCACAAAAAGGCACAATGGTGCAAATGATTGGGCGCGGTCTTCGGATTGTTGATCCTGAGATTTATTCAGACACAATCAAAACAGATTGCATCGTCATGGACTTTGGTACGTCTATCATTACGCATGGCGCACTGGATGAAGCCGCGAACCTAGATGGTAAAGATAAGGCCGTGGGCGGTGATGCACCAACGAAAGTATGTCCAGAATGTGAAAGCGAAGTCGCAGCCAATACGCGGGTTTGTCCGATATGTGAACATGTATTTGAGTTGCGTGAGAAGAGCGAGTTGATCGACTTCGTTATGACTGAGTATGACCTCATGCAACTGTCACCCTTCATGTGGATTGATCCGTATGGGTCAGGCGCCGTAATGATGGCTACAGGCTTTAATGGCTTCTCTATGGTGGGACAGGTTGGAAAATACTGGGTCGCTGTTGTGAAGGCCCAGAATGGGCGTGCTAGGATCGTGTCAATTGGTGAGAAGGTTCAGGCCATGTCAGCAGCAGATGACTTCCTAAGAGAGATTGAAGATAGCAATGCTGCGAACAAATCAAAGCGGTGGTTGAATCAAGCAGCGACACCAAAGCAGAAACAGCTTTTGCGCAATAATGGCGTGCAAGTAAGCGAGATGGATTTCTCTTGGACTAAGTACAAAGCGGCGTGTTGCTTGGGGTACTATTTTAATCGAACACAAATTGATAGTCTAATCACAGACAATTGGAAAAAGATAACGGGAGAGAGTTATGAAGCGAAATGATTTTCTTGATGAAGCAAAAAATCTAGTAAACGGTCAGAGGGCCAAAGATTATGGAGATGCTTACGATAATCACGCTAGAATTGCAGATGGGTGGAACATAATTCTAAATGGCGCAATGAATAGCCACGGATACTTAACCCCAGCACACGTTACCTTAATGATGGACTGGGTTAAAACGAGTAGGCTCTTAGAAACAATAGACCATGAGGATTCATGGATAGATAAAGCTGCGTACTCAAGTTTGGGTGGAGAATTTTCAACCAAAGAGAAATAGGAAATTATAATGCCACGTTTTGAAATGCACATATTTATGGTCGAAAGTGATGACGATAGCGTAGAGAGTTCTGAGTCTGAAATTATATGTTGGGTAAAAGACGCCAATAATATAAAAGAGATACACCATGAAGCTAATAAAGTTATTAATGAGAGCATTCATGGCGCAGAAAAAACAGTCATGTTTGGAAGCGCAAGTATAATAGTGAAGGGGATGGAGATTCTTAATCTCACGTTTAAGAACGACGAAATGAACCCAGACGAAATAGAGAAAGTCATGGATTTGTTTGAAACAAAAGTGGAGACAATACATTGAGCGATAAGGAAACATTGAGGCCAAAACCCATGAAGGAGTTGGCACATATACTTGGAGTTTTTGGGTGGGATAAGAGGTTTTGTGACCTTACTGAACAACAAGTCCAAGCCCTAATATTTGGAATACAAGAATCACAAAATCTAGCAGCGGAGATAAACATTGGAACCCTCGAAGAAGCCTACTTTAAGTCAACAGGCACTTGGCCCTCTACTTCAATCCCGTTCTAGGGTCGATCATGTAGCAGAAAGCATCAAAGAGGCTGTAGATAAAGCTATCGTCTCTAATGAAAAGAAAAGAGAGCGCAGAAAGTACATAGGCGCATCCAGTATTGGCGATGAATGTTCGCGCAAAATACAATACAGATATCTCAACTATCCAATAGACCCAGACAAAGAGTTCAGCGCCAAGACACTGCGCATATTTCAGTTCGGGCATGAGATTGAGGATTATGCTTCGAAGTGGCTGAGAGACGCTAATTTTGATCTTAGAACTGAAGACAAGGATGGAGAACAGTTCGGGTTTTCAATCGCAGATGGTGAGATACGCGGTCATATAGATGGCGTGGTCTGCGGTGGGCCAGTTGACATGGGATACCCTGCACTCTGGGAGTGCAAGTCTGCAAACGATAGCAAGTTTAAAGGGTTTGTACGTCACGGTGTAGCTAAGGCGAACAAAACCTACGCAACTCAGTTAGCGCTATACCAAACATATATGGATTTAACCGAACACCCCGCATTGTTTACGGTCATAAACAAAAACACTTCCGAAGTTTACTACGAGTTAGTTCCCTACGATAAGGCTCTAGCTCAAGAGGCAAGTGATAAAGCAGTAAACATATTGACGGCGGCGAAGGCTAATGACATTCTACCTCGCATTGCTCAGAGCAAAGATTTCTTCCTTTGCAAGTTTTGTGAGTTTCGTGAGACATGCTGGAGGGAATAAAATATGGGACGCGCTTGGTCGGCAGCATCCCATATTTAGTTGTTAAATTGTGGACAGGGACAAGATAATGAATATTTTAAATTTTGGCAAGACGCCTAGAGAAGTAACTGAAAGAATTTCAAGAGAAGTCCCGCGTGACGCTCAGTTGAGGGCATTGCTAGATATTTACCCAGAAGGCGTGCAGCGCGGAAAAGAATTTTTCATTGGGTCTTTGCGCGGAGAAGCGGGTAAATCTTTACGAATTAACATTGACACAAGCAGCCCTTGGTTCATGACAGGTAAAGATTTTGAATCAGGTGATGGCATTGGCGGCATTTGCAAAGTCTTAAAAGAGGCGAAAGGATACTCGCTCTCTGAAACAGTTGATTACTTCAAGCAATACATCTCAATGGATTATGTTGCTCCGCCTGAGAATATTGTTAAGCCGAACAATTTAATAAATCTTTCCCAAGTTCAGAATAAGCCAGAGCAAAAGATACAGATTAATTCCAGCACACCATTTGAGGATGAATATATATACACTGACGAGCATGGTGTGATCCTTGTAGCGGTTCGAAAGTATTTTGACCGAGACGTAACCGGAGAAATTGTTCGGGATAACTCTGGCAAGCCTAAGAAACAGTTCCGTCAATTTGTGGATGGTCGCCAAGGTGTTCCTGAACCCAGACCATTATATAATATCCCGAACATTTTAAGCTCGAACAAAGTTATTTGGGTCGAAGGCGAGAAGTGCGCAGATGCGTTAAAGGACTTGGGATACGCAGCGACTTGCACGATTGGTGGAGCTGGAATGCTTTCGGAAAACACAGCGAATAAGTTCGACTTCACGCCATTGCGCAATAAAGAATTGATCCTATGGCCTGACAACGATGAGGCTGGAAAGAAATTAGCACGCATAGTTGAGGCTCAAGCAAAAGAAGCGGGGGCTAAAAGCACTTTGATGCTGAAGATACCAGCGTCAAAAGAAGAGAAGTGGGACGCAGCCGACGCTATTAGTGATGGCTTTGACATTGAAAAGTTCTTTAAGTCACACGAAAGTAAGATAAAGAAACCAATCTCTCTACTTGATGAGAGCCTCTTGATCGACAAGTATTTTGTTGGATCTCCACCAGAGCAGCATTTCTTAATCGGTGACACTATACCCTTGGGCGTTCCAGTAGTGTTCGCAGCAGCAGGGGATAGCGGCAAGGGAATGATGACGCTTGATCTAGCTATGAAAGTATCGTCTGGCGCATCTATGCAGAGTTCATTCGGAGGTCTTGTAGCTTCACATGGGGATGCAGTTATCTTTACAGCAGAAGATGACAAAGATGAAATGCACAGACGCATCTCGCGTCTTGACCCAAAAGGATACCGCGAACATTACGATCACAGTTTAAGAATTTTGCCATTACCCAATCTTGGTGGTGTATTTCCAGTGATGCAAAAGTTCGATAATTCATATGTGATGGGTGATGAGTTTTCACGCATATACGAACAGATGCTAGAGATGGAAAATTTAAAGCTGATCGTAATTGATCCTATGGCCTCTTTTGTTCACGCAGATGTAAACGCTGATCCAGCGGCGGGTGCTGCGTTCATGGGTATGCTTGCACAGATGGCAACAGAAACAGGCGCTACCGTTATGGTTAATCACCACATGGCGAAGATCAAAGACGACAAGCCAGTGACAACTCCAGAAGAGGCGCGGAATATGATTCGTGGTACATCAGCTATTGTTGATGGAGTTCGGGCAGCATTCGCTGTCTGGCCTGTTACTGAGTCGGTGGGCAAGCAAAGGTGCAAAGACCTAAACATCAAGTATACACGAAACGGTGTATTCGACGGTGCTGTTGTTAAATCGAATGGCCCAGCAAATAGAGACTTCAGACACTTTATGCGGAACCAAGATACAGGGCTGTTAGAAGATAGAACCGCAGACCTTACATCTGTTCAATATTCGCAAACTGTTCGGGATAGGTTGGACTTGGTGTTTAACTTTGTTGCGGAGCGTGAAGCACACGGTAATCCAGTTACCAAAGGTGGTAAAACAGATGGGCTATTTGAAATGATTCGGATTGCGCCCGAAGACGATCTTCTGGCAGCTAACATTAGGTTATTAAACTTGAGTTCCGACACGCTAGAGGGTGACATCACCAAGCTGCAAAAGTCGGGTCGTGTCGGGCAATATAAAATTACGCGCAGTGGGCCGAAGAAGTTTATCGGTGTGGTCGGGGGCAATTTACATTCTAACGAACCAACTATTGACTGAAGTGGGAGTATATGGTACAAATACCAAGTTTTAGCAAAGGAGATAGAAATGATTAAAACGTTTGAAGATAGACAGCCTACGTTGCAAGAAGCGCAAAAGATTGTTGGAGGTCTTGTTGAGATGGTTAGGTCGCCAACAAACCCTGACATTCAAATTCTTGTTAATGAAGAAGGACTTATTAAAGGCTTACCCTTCAATAAAGAAGCAACAGAACTGTGTGATACTGGCATTGTAGGGAACGCAGTAATCCTAAAAGGCAACGCAAGATGGGACTAAAAGACTCTGATATACTTTTAGAAAGGATTAAAAGATGTATATCAGTAGTCAAAGAAGCAGAGCGTAAAAACGATGTTTCGCCTTGGATAGCGCATCAAATGGAAGAAATAGAAAGTCTTTTAGATATGCTTGAAAGGCAAATTAACGCAAAGTGAGGCGGTCAAATATCATCGCCTTGCTAAAACATTCTTCCATGTCTTTGAAATTGTTGATTTTGCATTCCGTATTGTTGTGGCTGATATGGATTTGATATACCACCATAACTGCCATATCCACCCATACCCTGACTCACTCCATAACCGCTGAATTGTTGTGGCTGTGGTCGAGTTTGCTGATATGGACTTTGATATGGTTGAGGCATTTGATATTGTGGCTGTGGAGTCTGCATCATGCCATAACCCATATAGTTATTCGGGTTAGTTCTTACAGGCGCTTGGTTATAAGGATTATATCTCATGTTTGACATTGGCATTTGACCAAACCTGTTAAACATTCCCATGCCATTCGGCCGCATACCACCAAGACCCATTCCCATTCTGGGCTGCTGACGCATTTGTTGCATCTGCTGTTGCATTTGGTTAATTCGGTAATCTTTGTAGCCTCCAGTACCTTCAAAAGCCGTGCGCAACTCGTTTAGTCGATTCATCTGTTCTTGGTTCGGAGATATAGACCGTCTATACTCCATGAGCGCTTGGTATTGGTCATTATTATCAAAAGGATTTGAAGGTTGCGTAGAGACTGGCTGTTCTAATGGTCTGCTGTAATCAATTCTGCCATTACCGAATCTGTCATAATTAGGTGTATCTGGTTTTTCGCGGTAAACACTTGATGATCTTTCAGTGTTCAGAAAGTCAGAAAATTCCTTGTCAGAAAATTGCTTGGAAGTGCCTTGTGGCATCCCGCGTGTTTTTTTGATTTCCTTAAACAAACCACCCAAACCACGAAAAGCTGAATTAAGTGACATATTTTCCATTACAATCTCCGAACTAGACTTATCTGGGTTATATCATCCCTTTTTAATCCAATCAACTGAACGATTACCCATATAACCATCCACAACTAATATCAAAAATATAGGCAAATCTTCGGGGTTCATACCCATCCCGAACAAAAGTTCGCAAATTAAATTTCTCATATCGTACAAAGAAATTTTTTCTGGAAGTTTTTGAAGGAGGTCGTCAATAACCTCCTCCGTTTTTTCTGGGGAAATACTCACCTGTTATCCATAAGGTTTTTAGGTCTTAATTTTGGACTCGGTGAAAAAGATACAATGTCTGACGGCACGCAACTTATGTGAGTATCACGCTCTGATTTGTAAATCGTCTTAAAAAACTCAGAACCATCCATCATCGCATCGCTACATTTACGCTCAGTTTCGTAATAAACGATAGCTTCGAACGGAACATCACGCAACGTGTAAATAATTATCATTGCAGTGAAGAACTCCATTACTTTGAAACCCCCAATTTTTTCATCCAATTTACAAGAACTTGATAACTCTTTAGCCCAAGCAAATCAGCAGCCTCATAAAGTGTAGAAGTTTTGACTAACGCCCTCTCAATGTAATCTCTTTTAACATCGTCAATCGCAACAGATATATCAAATCCCTTTTCATCTTCAAACTGGTCAAGAGGTAAGAAACTTTCAATCTCATCTTTAAATCTGTTTAAGTCAGACTGCGTTCTTACCTCATCTAAACGATCAAGGAGGTAACGAAAATTAGGCTTTTCAATATTCATTTTTTTCGTACCCCTTCAGAACTTTTGCAAGTTCCTGCTTGAACTCTATCGTTTTTAACATTTTATCTTCAGCAATAATAATGTCAGTCAATCGCTGAATGACATATTCAATATCCACGCGCCCATCTCCCATTACCAAAGCCCTCCAAACACTTTTTCAAACACGTCATCTAAAATTTTATCCATATCTTTTTCACTCATTTTCAGAACACTCCCAACAAATTTTAGAGTCTTTGCCCATAATCAACGTGACAACCTCAGACTCACACTCAGTACAAATACGATCAACTTTGCCATCGCTGCACTCATAACAATTTTCAGTGATGTAATCATGAAACCCAACATCAACGTCGGGGCCTCGGACAATCGGAACAATCGTCTCTACAATCATATCTCCAAAGCATTCGGGGCATTCGTCCTTAATCGGGGTCGCCCTTAAACGCTCAAACTCACTTGTCATATTACCCATATAATAACTCCTTTTCGCTAGATAACCTTACATAACATTTATTATGTTCGGGGTCAATGTCTATATAAGAAATATTATGTTCGGGATAAAAGTTCCCCCGACATTGCAGTGCGAAACCTAGCCAATCGGGGGAGAGTTGCAGTGTCACAGGCGTGTCACAACTTCTTTAGAATACACGAAATACCACTGGAATCAATAACGCGGCTGTAGGTTATACAACTGGNAACAANAACACAGCTATTGGTTATACAACTGGCAACAACAACACAGCTATTGGTCGAACACTTGTTCGCCTTACAAATGCAAAAAAGGGCGGAAGAACCGCCCTTTATTATTTTTTGAACTCACCATTAGCGTGTGCATCTCTGACCAATTCAAGTACATATTCACTTACCGTTTGGCACCCGCATTTGCTGGCAGAGTCAATCAAATCATTTAACTGCTCTATGCTCAATCCTTTTGTGATTTCGGAAATTGAGCCAAGCCTCATATAAGATACACCCCTTCTTTTCATCGGGTTTTTGTTAAACCTGCGCTTTATCACACCTTTTTCGCGGCCCCTGCGAACCGCTGAATTAACAAGAGCAAATTTTAAGCCCAACTTCCGAGAGATTTCTGGTGCTGTCATGCCTTGCAAACTCATATCCCAGATTTTTCTAGTCTGTGGCTTGATCGTGTCTGGTCTCATTACAAAACCACAAAAAACAAAACAATAAAATACAGGGTAATGACCAAGGCTATACCACCTATAATATCTCCCCACACGCCTAAACTTTCCTCCATGCCTTCAAGCATTTCTAAAAACTTTTCCATTTCTCTCCTCACTGCATTGAACTTTCAATGCTTCTTTTTACAGCTTCAACTTGTTCGGGTGTCAGCATCATTGCAATCTCCTCAGCAAGCCGCGTGGCTTGTTCGGACTTCTCCTCAGATGGCGCGGAGATAGCAAGCTCGCACGCCATATGAAAAGCATCTACAGGACTTTTAAGCTCGGTGATCATGCCGCTGCCGCAATAAAAGCAAAGCCACCGCCGTTGCCTTCTTCATCCATTGATAAAGAAAGCTCAATTTTCTGCTCACCTAGTTGCAATGTAAAAACCGGAAAGGGCGCTAGTGCGTCTTCGTCCTGCTCAAACTTAAAATCTACAATCTTACAGCCTACTAGCTGCGCATAATATTTGTGCATATTCATGCCGATAACTCCTCTTCTAATCTGTTTGATCCAACGCAATGATTTTATAATCGCGCAGTTGATCCCGAACCTGATCCGCAGACCAAGCATAAATGTAAAAAGCAATCTGGGGCGGCTCCCCTACCATTTCACCGCCCCAAACGTTTGTGACAAACTCCACGTAATATCTAAACATCACGCTGCCTCCTTAGCTTCAGCAAACGCAGCGCGTAAGCAATAGTCATCAAGTCCAAATTCCTTATAACCATCTTCGATCATCTTGTAGTAACCACCGTTCGGGGGACTTGTTCGGGATTTGTCATTCATTTCATACACAAGCCAACCACAGTTAATCTTGCGTCGTCCATAGAAATTTGGATAGCCCTCAAGTCGATCAAGAGCACGCAAGCAATCGTGCGTAATCTCCCACAAAACAACAGGGCAGATCGCTTCGGTATCGGGTACAATGTCGGCAACGCCGCGAAAAACCAACCGCGTATCGGGCAAGTAAAACCCGCCCAACGGTTTAGCCTTCGGGCATCGCGCAGCCATAGCATCGCGGTTGGTATTCATTCCATAAGCCATATATAACATTACCATGCTCCATATTTTCTGGCCCAATTTTTGGCCGTTTGTGTGTCGTTTAAACCAAGGTCTTTAGCTACTTGAACCATGTTGCCTTGACGATATTCGATTGCTCTTTCCAAATAGTGCCGAGCTACTTCAGACATTACGGTCTTTAAGTTAAAGTTTTCATCAATGTTTTGGTTTAAAATAGTTTCATTTTTAACCTTTGCGGTTTCAATCAAGCCTTCAATGACCTCAATCGTTGCGCCTTCAATGTTGATATTTACGTTCATCACACGGCCCCCTTATCAGCAGGAACACAAATAACTTTTACAACGCCTAAAGCCTTTAGGTCGTCCATAGTCTGTGGGCTATGCTCTGCGCCGAATTCAATAGCCTCATCAATCAAGGCATCGTTTAGCTTGTTAAGAAATTCGGTACTGAAATGATCAGCAATGACGCTTTGCGCATAACCCGCAGAACAATTGGCGTCATAAGCCGAATATTTACAAAACTCGTTAATAACAAAAGAACGCATGGCCTTGCGGTCATGACTATTGGCCTTGATGAAATTTACGTTATTGCGATAGTGATCCGCACCTAAATAAGAACCATCCCACCAGCAACGGAATAAACTCCGCGTTGCGTGGTCGCCATTCATAAGGTCGCCGCCCATATCGCGTAAGATGCGGCCCTTTGCTGTGCTTTCAAACTGTGTCATTTTCATATTCCTTTTCACTAGATGTCCCAAGTAATACCACGCCACATGCGCAAGTCAAGCAAAAAAGATAAGAAAAATTATGTATTGATTTTAAACGATATTTTACATGAATGAAATCTACATGAAAACTTCATGTGCTTCATGTTCATGTAAATAGTTTAATTAAATCAAAGACTTACAGGATTACAGGAATTGCCCGAAAAACTTCAATTCATGTAGAATATTGTTTAAAATCAAAGACTTATTTACCCGAAAACTGCTACCCCCCTACAGGGGGGGATATATAGATCCCCCACCTCATGTAAGTTTCAAGTGCGCGGCTCATGTTCGATGTGTGGGAAGTGTTGGCTTTTTATGGGCTTGTAGATCGTGGGCGTTCGGGTTATTCTGTCGTTGGATAGTTTGGGTCGGGTGAGTGAATATGCCAAAGGTCGGGGATCAGGTAGAAAAGGGTGGTCGTAGGTTGCAGCCGCAGCAGCAGAAGTTTTTGGATAATTACATTCACAAGGATATGACGCAGACAGGAGCCGCAAGAGCAGCAGGGTACAAGTCGCCAAATGTTCGGGCCGTGCAACTTCTCAATAATCCAGTCGTGCGGGAACGCATGGAAGAAATGCGACAGGAGCTTGAAAGCAAGTATGGGGTCACGATCACCAAAAGTGTTCGGGATATGCAAAGACTCAGAGACGAAGCATGGCAAGCAGGGAACTTCGGGGCAGCGATTAAAGCAGAAGAACTGCGCCTCAAAGTGACAGGGCTTATGGTCGCTCGTAGCCATGTGACACATGAGAACGTTGATAACCTAACAAGAGATCAGATCGTTGAGCAGCTACAGGAATTTATGACGCGTGCTAAAGATCGAATGATTGACGTAACACCTGAACAAAATCCCACAGAACCCGAACAAGTTAGCATAACATACGATAACGGCGAAGCCGTGGAGTAAAGGCTGCGCTCCATGTGGGGCGGTCGGAGGGGCCGTAGACCCCCAGAATCGGGCCTTAGAACGACAAGTCAAACTTATTCGGGTTCGGGGTGCTTAAACTTGTTCGGGTTACTGTACGGGCCTCCTAGAGCCTCTCAGAAGCAATCGACTAAATCGGGGATTCGGGGTCCGGGGTTTGTGTGATCGGGGAATAACCCGACAAATTGTTCGGGTTACCAACAGCCGTGTTATGAAAGCCAGTGGTTTTTCCGGGGCGCTTGTCGCCGGGTGGGGGTCGTCGGGTCGGGGTGTATAACCCGAACAATTGTTCCACTTAATAACCTAGCGCCGTGTTATTGTAACCAAATAACCTACTGCCGTGTTATTGTAACCAGATGTATTTA